GCAAAGCTACAACCAAACCTCAAAGTGTAAAAGGTGCATTTCTTCGAATGCTTACGATTGAAAAACAGGCTGAACGGTTGTCCGATATAGTATAATCCCTAGGCGACCAGCTATAAACCCATTATAAATAACAACCGTGTTTGCAAATACAAAAATAGATTTAGCAAACACGGTTGTTTAATTACATTCTCAAGAATATTCTTTTCTAAAAGAATAATTCGATTGGTTTAAAAATCAATTTCTCTAATTCCCATAGCTTTTTCTTTTTAGCAAAAATACATTATTTCTTTATATATTATCTCGTACTGCAATATTTTTCTTTTATTATTATTTTTTTTTAACCAGTCACATTGTTGTTATATTTATTTTCACATGAATAAATTTCCATCATTGTTTCATATATCATTAATGATTGGTTAATTTCCATCTGAATTTTTACAAATAACAATAACTGCTCCATTTTTGGGAAGAAGCCAATTGTGTGTTTTCAAACAAAGATGCTTTTGCTCACCATACGATTCAACAGTTATATTATTTTGGTCCATTTGAGTACCTATAATCTGTCCTTTTAAATGATAATCTTTCATATTCTCTAACAAGCCATAATCTATGTGCAAATATTTCACTGGATATCTTAAACGTTTTGTCATGCAAACATCTTCATTGGGTACTTCAACTATATATTGCATTTTAACCTTTATTTTATCAGAAAATTTAACAAATAATCCAACATTAGAACTTTCTGTATCCAGTAATTCATAATTTACATTTTTATCTTTCACATCCCCTATAAACGGTTGAGAACTGCTATTTACTATCTTTTTTAAGGTATATATATTCAGAGGTTCATCTCTATTTGAAATCTCATTTCTAGGTGAAAATAAAATTTTTCCATTATAAAGTAAACCAGTTTCTTTTTCTTTAGCTATTTTTATTGATATAAATTGAGTTAAATCAAATTTATTATTATCTTTATCTATAAAAATAGAAAACTCTTCCAACTTAAAAAGTTTCTTAGCTTCTTCTATTGATACATCGTTGCTAAATTTCAAACTATTTGCAAAACCAATATCCATCACTACTGGTTCCTCTACAGAATATGGATTAAAAGCGGTATATTCTATACTTATTCTTTTTCTAAAATTCCCTGTATTATCATCTTTCGAAACACTAATAATTTGAGTGTATTCCTTGTAATACGGTCTCTTCAACATCTCACATACTTCTTGATCTAAACTGATAAGTCCTTTAGGCATGTTAGGGACATCTTTTACATGTAATTGCCATGTAACTCTTTTTCGTAACTGAAGTAAATCTTCTTCGTTCATCATTTTTAAATAATCTGATGAAGAAAGTAAACTAATGAAGTAATTTTGATATTCCTTCATCCTTTCTGGAAGATCAAAAAGAAATGCCATTATAAGAGCAGCTAAACAAGAGATACATAGCGGTTGTAAAACTTTAATAAGTGTCGTTACATTTATTATTTTCCATTCAATATTATCACCTTCAAAAAATGCAGATATAAGAATGATTCCGACACAAAATAAAGTTATAATCCATAACCAATACGGTTTTTTTGTTTTTTTTCGTTGTTTATTAAATGCATAGCAATTAGCAGTGTTATATTTACACTGTTCAATATCGCCATATGGACATTTTTCCTTTGTGTAGTAAGGACATTCAGCTTTAATTTTATATCTATCATTTAACCAATTAAGAATCTTATCCCAAAAAATATATAAAAAAGCAATCAATAGAATACATACTCCATTGATAATACAAGCACTCCAAAATACGCAATCTTTCCAACCGAAATGTTTCTGAGCTATAAGCAGCACTAAAGATGTAGACATAATAATCAACAACCATTGTAGCCATTTTGTTTTTAGTACATTCTTTCTGTTTTCCATAATATCAGTTAATACATTATAATCTATCTAATATGGATATTTAAATAAATTCTATTCTTATTACTCATAAACTCTTTAAAATCCATATATTTGCACAAATATATAAAAATCATATAAGTTATTGAATCAATTCAAAAGAAAATATAAATTTTAATTTCCAATACCACACCAATACATAAAATCATGAATTTCCCTATGCTTAACGAAGATTCTATTAATTATTTTTTGCGTACATGATGGTATGTATATATGTATAGTATTATACCTAATGCTTCAAAAACACTTTATAATTTAATGACATATTACAATCTACCACACTGAAAAACTGTTCAATATAACATTTATATCTAACTAAACCTGTATAAACAAAAAAATCCCCGACTCGCCAGCCGGGGAAATGATATGTCGTAATCGAAAAGCTACTTGTAAGGCACTGCACTTCTACCTATAGCGCCTGGAATGATACATAGGGCACCCCCTTCCTTATTACAGTTATTTCTTCAGTTTGTAGATTATACGGCCGCCCACAATCAGAATTGTAATAATCACTATCCCGATGGCCCAGCCTCCCACATTAACACAGAGTTTCTGCCACTTAGTTAACTCCTTTTCGACCGGATAAGGCACCTTTTCCTCCTTGTTGACCTTCACCTCCTTGGACGGCAGGTAGACCGTATCGGGTTGTGTCTTTATATTCGCCAGCAGGTTGCCCAGACTATCGATGGTAAGCTGCGCCTGTGCGTTCCTGCTGTTGGCGATATCCAGCCAGTTCAGTACGACCTTCCCGTTCTCGTCGCACTCTAACAACGCCCGGATGGTGGCACTGTCAGGAGGAATCTGTACTTCAACTAATTTTTCTATTACCACGCTATCAGCTTTGGTTTCAACCGGAACATACTTCACTGTCTGGCAGGAATAAATGAGAACGAGGCACATAAATGGAGCCAGCGTAATGCACCAGCTCACCTTATCCATTATGTATTCGTATAACTTCATGGCTTCACTACGATTTCTGGGATAAAAGGATATTCCGCACGCACATCGAAGCAAGGACACATCTTTGTCCACTCATCTGGTTCTACGATACCATCACCGTCCAGGTCAGTCGATGTGTCACGATGCCCCAACACCTCGACAATCTGATACTTTCCGCAAAGCTCCTTAATCAGCTTGGCCAGTGCCTTCTTCTGTTCCGGCGTTCGGGTGTCGGCTGCCTTACCGTTTGCATCCAACCCACCGATATAGCAGATACCAATGCTGTGTTTGTTATATGATACTCCGGAAAATCCCTTAGAATTACAATGGGCGCCGTCAATAGTCAGACTGCGGCCGACCTCTACCGTGCCATCCAGCCTTACCACATAGTTGTACCCAATCGTGCTGAACCCTCTCTGCAGGTGCATCTGGGTGATTTCCTTCTTACCAATATCCTGCCCGGCGCGTGTGGCCGAGCAGTGAACTACGATTGCATCTATCTTATTCATTTTTTCTCCTCCTTTATTTTCTTAATAATTTTCTGCGCTTCTTCTGGCGTGAGGCATTCTACAATCTTGGCAGCCATATCGGCCACATCTGCTGCATGGCTCTTTTTCTTTCTGAGATTCTCAACTACAGAAAATCCTTCGACAAACAGAACTCCAGCTGTACCGATGACTGCTCCGTAGGGTAAGTTATACCATGGGAAGCATAGCCCCAGAATATCAATTAGGATGAAGAACATAACCAGCCTGTAATAGTCCACAATTTTCGTACCAGTCTTACGCAGTGGCCGACTGCATATCTTTTCCTTGTTGGCGCGGGCTGCGTCGATTCCGGTCCACATATCCAACAGACAGGCAAAAACGATAAGCACAAGGCAGGCGAATATAATTGCCACGCCAGCCCGTAAATCCTGCGTAATAAACCCTACATACTTTTCCATTAGCTTATATGTTTGTCAGACCATCCTTTTGCTAACCATCCCAAGAACACACCAAACAAGAACGCTCCAGTTGATACTATACTCACCCAAAATTTTACATACTGGTAATAAGCCAGCAATCCAACAATTATGACTATTACAATAGCCATCACGATTAATTTTTGTTTCATTGCTTTTATTTTTTATAGTGATATATCTTTAACGAAACATTTGTCTGACAAAAAACAAAAAAGGGAGAAACATCTCCCTTTTAAACTTACCGAGTTATTCTACATGGAAAGTACATTAAACCATGTTCCAAGTCCTACAGCAGCAAATACCGGGATACATCCTAAAACGGATGCAAGAATATCATACCAATCGGTCTTATCATCCGCTAACACCTCTTTCATTAAAGAAAGAATAAATACAGCGATTGTTCCGATTAACACCGCTGATACTTGTTGCCAAGGTGTTAGTCCATGTTCCTGCAAGATTGCTACAAATGAAACTAGCGAACAGATAAATCCACCGCCAAGGAAGTGGAGAACCTTGTCGTTCCCCACTTTGCTGATTAAATTATCTAATGTTTTCATAAAACAAAAATTAAAATTACTACTCAAAACAATATGCAAAGTATATACGGATAAAGTATATACAATCATCTTAATATATTTCTCAACTTATTATTTTTTAAATCCATAAACTCTATATACTGAACGTCCAATGTTATCAGAATCCATTTCAAATATTGTCTTATTATTTTTAAAGTCATATACACCGAGCATAGGCGTTCCTGATGATTTCGTTGAACCCCAGCTTACAAGGTATATTCCTTCTCCTAATTTATCTGCACTACCTTGGTATAGTCCGAAATATGAATTCATAGTGTACGCCTTAAATGTTCCTTCTTTTAAAGTTTTCGCATCATAATCTACTTCAAATTCAAGTATTCTTGATGGTGCGTTACCTCTATTGTCAAACATATTCCAAAGTCCATTAGAATTAACTATCGCGCTGTGGCTTTCAAACCATTGCTGCGTAGAAGTAGTCTTAATTCGCGTAGGTATATCATAATCAGGCTTATTGCTATCTCCACCTATCTTCCAAATAATATTTCCTATACTACCTGTATGAGTTTCATCATTCCAAGTTCTTTCAATAACAAGTATTTGATTAGCATATTTATTATTTAAACAAAGATTCCCATCTTTATCCAAACATATAGTATTGTTATGCAAATAATCTGAATTATTTCCATTATTATGACTATCTTTCCAAAGTTCTGGATAATCTTCAGATTTCCATAACCATACTCTTTTACCATTATACTGCTCTTCCACATGAAGAGAAGTTACAGTTTTTTGTTCACCATCAACAGTTGTAACTGAATCAGGAACATATCTTTGAAGAATATAATGCTTTTCACTAACACTTATTACTAAAGTATCATGAGGTTCTATCACCTCACCTGTTGTAAATCTCACTGCGCCACCAACCTGCTTAAATGTCTCACCATCTTCTTCATATATAATCAGTTCACCACTCGAATTATTTGGGGTTCCTGTTGCTCCATAATAGTATCTTTTAGCGTCTTCAACAATCGTCCTAAAGCAAGTAATTTCCTTTTGTAAATAGCGTACAACCTCGCCTCTATAGTTGATTTGCGCAATATATGGAGTCCCGGCAGTTCTCATAGAGACAATAATATAGTCATAATAGTCAGAAAAATCACCTGTTACTTTAAGTTTCGGAAAGTCTGATGGGAGTTGTGATGATGGTATTCCTTCAAGTGCCACAATTTTTAATGACGGAGTATCCCCTGAATCATCTATCCGTAGCTCATATCTCTTTCCTGACGTACCCTTTACATAGGTAATTATATCTAGAGACATATTTTCTTGTCCTATATGTAAATCTGGTATGGTTATAAAGTCTCCAGTGTCTGAAGGTACATACTTTGCCTTAACAATTTTAACATCATTTTTTTCGGATACCATTACAACAAATGAAACAGATGAAGCTGATGAAAAATCTTGTCCTTCAGAAGCATTAATCTGAATTGTTGAATTGTATGCAGCATTTTTGATGTCACCAAGTATATTTCCAGCAGAATCCATTACAACAACTATGCCTGTTCCTAATCCTGTTCGTGTGAAGTAATCACCCTCTTTGCATGGAATAGGGGCAGAATAGCAGCCTGTCTCATCAGTTTTTCTTCCTATTGCAGAATATACCTTGTCTGCAAATGAAGAATCGTAAGATAAAGTTGTTTTAGGGTCAAATAGATTTTCCAATGAATGGTCTTGCACGCCATCTATATCTTTAAGTAAAATATCTTCTTTAGAATTAATAGATTCATCGAGCTGCTTTAATTTCCCTTTTATGGATACATAAGGAAGTTTTTTACCATCAAACACATCACCCACAGTAGGGTTATAGCCAATACCAATATATAAATTTTCTTCTGCTAATAGCTCAAGTTGCACTTGATTCCTTTCAAAAGTCATAGGATGTACAAATAAGCTATCAATAAATTCCTTAAAGGCTATAAAGCAATTAATTTGTGCTGTAATAGCCTTGATTTTACACCCTTTTGGCACAAATACGAAATATACTCTATCATTTTCATTTGAACTACTTACAACGGTCATTTTGTTATTATTTTTTGTAATATAGCCTCTATAATATTTCCCAGATATAGGCGATAACTCAATATCTGTATTTAATTCTGCATCTTTTAGCATTTCATCATAATCTTTCCCGCTAATTATTGCAGGGGGATTATAGGTAAGATAATCCTGAAACATTAGGCTAAACTCTTGGAAACAAACTCGTATGTACCCATCTTGTTCTGGGGTGTATTCTATTTTTACAAATGACTGTTGAGTCTCGCTACTAATATTTGGAATATGCTCAGCATCAAACCCATTTAAACCTTCAACATACGATTTTTCATTTTGTTTCGTATAAAATGATAAAGCATTTGCAGTTTTTTTTATCTTTGTTATTACAATTATTCTTTCTCCTTTTTTTACTTTTAAGAAATTTGTGACATACTCATTTGAGCCACCACTATAAATCTGCCCGTTTGTACCAATATATTTACCTGATATAAAATGAGTTAAATCTCCGTTGATAAAATTATCACCTATTTCATATTCAACCATACTGAATACACTCCAATTATCATTCTTTTCCCATTCAGTATCAATAGTTTCAGTTCCAATATACTGCTCATTAACCCACCCATTGTCAGGGTGAAGGTAACTAATTTGCATTCCAGCTTTACGCTCTTTAGAAGGAACTTGTTTTCTTGTAGTATCTGCATCAGTATTCCAAGTAAGTATTTTATTGCTACCTTCCGAACTTCCACCCTGTACATTACCTGCATAAAAGTTTGTGCCATCATAGTAAACGTCAATTACTTCTCCAGCCTCCCATGAGTTGTCGCTTGATGCACGCTCATTATCGTAGTACAACGGCTTTGCTCCCAATGAGTTGATATTAAGAGTAGCGTTGCTTGCTGTATTTATGTTGGCCATCTTAACAAGCAGACGTATGCCTGTTGTAAGGCTTGTAAGTCCAGTAATAGATACCGTTTTAGCTGCTGTACCAGCCGCTGTTTCGCAAATTACATAATTAACTCCAGCCGTTTTGTTTGCTAGCTCGGTAAGTCTCTCCTCATTATATTCCAGCATATCACCAAACATTCCACCGATCCTGCTGGATGTATTGGCACCTTTATTTACTTCTGTCTTGATGGTCTCAGCCTGCTGTTGTAAGACACTTAATTCTTTTGCCATATTGTTTCCTTTTTGTTGTTATTCAAATTTGTCATCAAATGTTCTGTCAAATATTCTTCCAGATTCATCAGTAAAGTCTACCCGTGATAATGGTCCGGAACCTTCCAGTGATATTGATACTTGCCCTATATCTCCCAAATCTGCAGAACCGGATAACTGTGTGATGTATGCTTCTCCACGGTATCTCTTTGTATCATCCCAAGTCTGTTCATCGTATATGGTTGAGCGGATAGGGGAGAAGGTAACTATAACAGGCTCCATGTTCACCATCTTTTCAAACAGATAATCAAATCCGTCATGTGTGTATAGATGTGATGATGTCATACTCCATGAAAGCCTGATGGCTCTTTTCTTTACCCACTTTCCATTTGTTTTTCCTGTAACTGTTTTGGTTTCAGCCTCAACCGATATGGAACATGACCTGTCTTTTGCCAGACGCTTTAAATTCGTTTCTGACTCTTCCAACCAGATGGCTAAATCTCGACCTTTTATCACTCCCATATCAATCAAATGTTTGGTTTGCGTCAATACTTCCGGTGGCACGGATTGAACCTCTTACTGACAAGACTCCGTTTCCATCCATCAGAGCTGCTATCACATTTTCTCTATTCTCTCTCACAAGCTGTACTATATCTATCTGATTCAGTGATGCTGCACGACTCTGTACCTGATTGCTCATCTTTACTTCTGTAGTAACATACCTCTTATTTCTTGTTACACTATATCCCTGCGGATAATTCTTTGACCTCGGAGTGGCCGGGATAGTACGTGTGATTATGTTGATGTTTACATCTATCATATTACTTTTATTGTTAACGTAGAATTTGTCTGACAATTCTTTTCATTCTTTCTCTAACATGATTATTGACATTGTATCCTGCTGGTAGTCTATCTCACCTCCTGTATATACAAATCTTTTCCCGTCCTGGCTCTCATCTGTTATCGTGTCGAATGGTATTATATCTGTAATGCATACCTCCTGAGTCAGCCTGAATCTTGATGATTTGTACTGATTGACTATTCTCTTTATCAGCATTTCTTCCAGCCTTACATTACCAGCCACATGGCTGCAGTACAAATCATCTGTCAGGTATCCACCTGAACTTTTAATCAACTTTGAATAGCAAGCCCCATCTTCATTGTACGTTGATAGCTTTAATTCAATCTCATCAGCCTCATTTATGTAAGATTTGTTCACCTCATTTTCGTAGGTCCTGTCATCTTCTGAATCATCTTTTTCATTCAAATTTTGCTTATAGAAATTGAATGAAAGGTCTTTCAGATACCATCCATACGGTTGCTGAATCAATACATCTCCCTTATTCCCATATATTGTAAATTCCAAATCTCCACTTATTCCTCCATCTGGTATTGTAACTACATACCCATTTGCTCCAGGATATGGCATAGACAGAGTTTTTCGATTTGCAATGCTTGTGAAATTATTGTACGAATCAGGCAATTCAGTGTACACATTGAAGATACATATCTCATTTGTCCATCCTTCCGTAGGATTATAGTATTTGTCTCCGATTCTTACACTGCATGGAATGTACTGTGTCTCTCTTGATGGCCCGTCATATCCATTTGGATCATAAGCCATATCCTTCCGGAATATAGGTCTTAATTCACCGCCTATGCAGAATATTCCATCCTGGTATTGCGCATAAGATGATTTTATCTTCAGAACAGGCTCATTACCTGTGAAGACAGATGTATATGACTCGCCATTTGTCTTTCTTAGCTGGATACATTCGTCATACGAATATTCAGAGATTTCATCCACAAACGGCTGTCCGTCTGCCGGCCTTTTACTGCTATACCCACATACCTTCGCCAGAAATGCACCTGTTAATTCATTCGTTCTTCCCTTATATGCATCAATATCTTCTTCTATAAGATTCCCATTTTCATCATAAGTAATTAATTCCCACTTGTCGGATGTCAGGAACATTTTATGTGTGGTATACTTTTCCAATCCACTAATGTTTATTACCACATCATCTGGTATCTCAAAAATCTCAGTGTCATTATTGAAATCCATTTCCGGTACCAGTTCTGAGATGTTGTAATTTGAACAAACAATCTTTACTTTGTTGTATCCTCCCATTACATCCAACGTGTGGTTATCACCATCATATCCAATATTCTGTATTACGTGAACTGTGACTGATTTCTGTTCGTAGCTTTCACTTATCCTACTATCAGATATGTTATGCCTATAATACTTTCCGTCCATATTGTCATAATCTACGATGGCCATGCATCCTCCCCAGTCTGTAGCCGTCCACCCAAACAATTTCATTATCTCTTCCAGCACCTCTTTGCAAGTCATAGACTCATCATCCTCATCGTACCAGTTCTGGTCGGCAACCGACAAACTTTTCATCGGACTGTTCCATGCGTTATAGTCCGCTTCAGTCAACGCATACACATGAGGTATCAGTATCTCATGGTATCTTGTTTCTTCCACCATCTTTACCAGCAAGTCCCAAACTGTTCTTGATGTCTTTTCTTCCACTGAAAAATCTACATTCTCCAGCACATCAAAGCATCCCACACATTCTATTGACAGCGTGAATACTTCATCTGCATATTCCTGCGTGTATAATTCCGGTTTTATGAAACCGCACCAGCACACCTTGTCTCCCTGTAGTAATGTTACTCTGTATTGCCTGTATTCCGTAGAATACAGCTGCTGCAGATAGTCTGAACCTATCACATTGATTGTTGCCGATGATGACCGTATTGGCGTGTACAGGAAATCATCATCATTCGGTGTCACTATTATAGGTGATTCATCCGGTTCCAGTTCCGTAGATTCTCCTGTATAATCTTCTTTTTCAATCTCAATTACATAAGCAACACCCTTTGAGCTCTCAAATGGTATCGTATAAATCAGTCCGTAACTCATAATTTTTTCCCGGTCTTTTTCATATAATTTTTCAATACTAAAAACAGTTCATCACCTCTTACCTTGAAGGATGTGATGTTAATGTCATTCTCTCCAGACGTCATCTGATAGAGTGACTTCTGCTGTTCTTTGTTCAAAATCATTTCTCCTGAATTGACACGTGCCAGCAGACGGTCTCCATAAAACGATGAGCCTCCAATGATACCTCCTTTCGCAAATTTGGGAATTGCGGCCATTGATGCAATCAAAGCAGCTACGGCCGCTACGGCCATTGCCGCTCCGACAAATGGTATAGATGCCACTGAACTTGCAGCCCCTGTTACTGCAGCCTCAGCATTTGCATTAGCTTCCGCTTTCTTCACCGGTATTAATGCCATTATGGCTGTTGCAGCCTGTGCAGCTCCTTGTATGATATTCGCAAAATAGCTGAACGCATTTTGTGAGTCACTATCGAATGTTCCAGATAGATTTGATAGTGCTGATTCAACACTACTTATCGCGTTCTGATAATCATTCATCGCATTGATTTGGTCTTTTATACCCTGATTATCCCATTTTGTCGTGTTTATTTTATTCCATCCATCAGGAAGTCTGGCCATCTTGCTAAATGTTGACTTTGCATTTGCCATGTCTGCAATTTGTTTTGTATCAAATGCAGGTTGACTGTACTTTACAGCTAAGTCCATGTATCGTTTCTTCTGTACCAGTTCATCCAGCTCCGTACTTAATCTTATTCTATCATTATCTGATATTGCTACGGATATTTCTTTCTTTTTTTGTGAAATCTGGTATTCTACATCTGCAATGGATCCCTCTGGCCTGGATGCTTTTTCTTTGGCCAATCGTGCGGCTTCTTCTGCTGCAGCTTTTTCTTTTGCCGCTTTAGCTGCAGCTTCCGATTCCTCTTTAGCTTTTGCTTGTTCTCTATTTGCCTGTTCTAAGCTTTTTCTTTGCGCCTCTACATTATCATAAATGACTTGGCGCATTGTATATTCGTATTTAGATACTTCAAGTAGTTTTACAGCCTCTTCGTATGCTTTTTTAAATCCATAAAATTCAGCTTCATTTCTCCTTGCACTTTCTAATTCTTTCCTCTTTTTTTCAACATCTCTTTCACGTACTTGATATGCTTTTGCTTCTGGATACATATAGTTTGCAGTTTGGATTTCTTTATTTAAAGCATCCTCTCTGCTCATTCCACTATCTATGTATTTTTGAATACGTTGGTTAGACTCTTCTCTTTCTATTCTTCTTGAATTCTGTGTATCGTATTGATACCTTTCATCTGCTGTCATCATGGCTCTATTGGCCCAATTGACAGCATCTCGCAAATCATCTACAATTCCCTTCAGCATACCATTGCTTCCAGCAAGTGTATTAATAAATGAAGTCCAGGAGCTTTGCAGTTTCCCGATACTTCCGGCCAGATTGTCATTATTAATCGCTGCTTGGTCATAAGCTGTATTGGTACCCTTAATGCTTTGACTCAATTCATCAAATGCATCCTTTTCTTGAAGTATAGCAATTGCAGCTGTTACAGACTCTTTACCAAACATTTTGGTAAGCTGTACAGCATCCAGATTCATCTTTGAAAGATTATCAATGGCTGTACTTAATCCTACTACAGACGGTCTTAAATTCTGGTCTGCGGAACTTTCCAACGTCAGGAATATATTTCTCAGGTTGGTACCAGCTGATGCCGCATCTGTGATTTTGGGTGCAATGGCTTCAATAATGGCCACCAGCTCATTGAACTTTACGCCTGTACTGCTGGCTGCACCACCGGCGTTTTCTATGGCTTTGTTCAGATAGGGAATGTCTGCACTACCTTGCTGTGATGCTGCAGCCAGTATGTTGATATAGTTTGCAGCTTCCGATGAACTGGCTCCCATCTGATTCAGTGCCCCGGTTAAAGCCTTTGTTGCTGTAGGTACATCCAGCTCTGCAGCCTCAGCCAACACCACTGCAGCCTCAGCTGTCTGAGTCAACGCGGTTTTGTTTTTCAACAATTCCGGCATTTGGCTACCTATCAACTTGAATGCGTCTACCATCTGTGAGGCTGACTGAGTTGAATCCATTCCCATGCGTATTGCTTCGGTCCGGAAATAATTCAACTCCTGAGCCGAAACACCAGTCAATGACCGCAAGGATGAAAGTGACTTTTCAAATTCCATGTTGGCCGTTACAGCTGAATGAATGGAAGTGCTTATCCCTACAAACGCGGCCGCGTAGCTTGTGAAGGTGGTCAGTCCACCAAATACCCCTTTAGATGTGGCTGCAAATCCTCTCAGCTCCTTTTGTGCTTTATATAGATTCTTACTGAATCCGTCTATATTAAGCAATAATCTCGTGAATATGTTACTCATAGTTTCTTCTCCATTTTTTTAGCTCGTTTTCTTAATTCTTCCAGTTCCTGCTGGTTTACTCCAGTCTCATCATCTTCTTCATCTTCCAGTTTCATCACGTCTTCCAGTTCAAGTGTCCTCCTTGATTGACTCTGCAACACAGCCCACATGATCAATCTCGTATTTTCAAGTTCAGACCGTCCTTTCCTCCTCATTCCTTTCATGAATACGATACATTCCTGGAAGTCCATCTCCTCAAAAAAATAGGCAGGAGACACGCCGCCCCTGCCTACAATTTCTTCATACAAAGCAGATACACTTATAGCTTCTCCGTTGTTTCTTCCGCTTTTTTTTTATCTTCAAAGTATTGTGTCAGTCTGCGTGATGCATCCGACATCTCTTCCTGAAACGCCAAAAAGATTCCAGGATTATTGTCACATTCATCAATCAACTCATCAAATGTCATTGAATAATCTTGGTTATATGCGAATAATGCAGCGTGTAGCAACTGATAGTTTTCTTCCGATGTCTTCCCTTGATAAGGATGGCCAAAAAGCTGCTCAAACTTAAACAGACACCGCAAAGAATATTTTATCACGTGTTCTTTACCATTTATATTTACTTTCTTCATGCATTATCCTCCTACACCGGATTGTTTTGTTAATTGACCTTTTCCTGTTAGCGTGATTGACATCGTGGCATTATCTCCATTCGGAGCATTTAGCTGTATGTCTGTAATCAATGCTTCTCCTCCGTAATACTTTTGAGGAGCAGTCCATCCACCTTCAGGAACCTCATCATTTGTAATGTTCGTAGGTATTCCCACTTTTATATTAACAGGTTCACGAGCCAGCATTAAGTCTAGCATTTTCTCGTATGAGCTGACTCCCTCATCTGCACTGCATAAGTTTTCGGATGTTGCCTCCCATGTCATTTTTGTGATTTCTTCATCACCCCAATCTCCGGAGTCTTTTGTACTGCTGTCTCCGGTTTCTGCTGTCAACTTTAATGTGTGATTTGTTGCCAGCGCGATGGCTTTGTCCTGAACAAATACCATCAAATCTTTTCCTTTTAATTTTTTTGCTTTGGCCATAGTTATACCTCTATTTTAATGGTTAATTCTATTATTCCACCAAACACTCCATCATCCTCATCAAAATCCCAGGTGTTTACTTTTATTTCCGACACATCCAGATAATCTACTTCTACCACGTTCCCGGAAAACAACCTTTCCATTTCCGATATGAGCTGTAACGGCACATCCTGATTTTCGCCAAACACAGCTATCGTAGATGTGATTTCCCTTTCATACTCTCCATCTTTGGTGTCACTGGATGCATTCAGCTTTGCGTTCTGAATGATATACGGCAGCTTCACATTACGCATGATTGCAATAGGGTATATTTTCCCTTCTATAATCTCTTGTATGGTGCTGTCTGATTCCAGTCTTTCCTTTATGTACCTGAATATATCTGTGGTGTTCATCGTTTGCTTGCTATTTTCTGGATATGTTTCTCTATATGTTTCTGTAAGGTTGACTGTGCCTCACCAATCTTCGACTTTGATGCAGTTGAGAAAAAATGAGATGCGGAAATCTTTCCAGTATATCTTTCTTTTCTCAGTCTCCTTGAAAACATTCTTTCCTTTTTTATTCTTTTGTTGAAGCGTTCATCTGTACCTTCTTCAAAGAATTTTAGAAGGAAAGAAGGATTTTCTTTCTTTGATGATCCTCTGCTTTCCTGAATATGTACTCTGAATCCAAGTGTCCTTTTGTATACCACGTATCGCACCCACTTTTTCAGGTTGGTTGCGGTCAGTGTAGTTCCTGATGCTCTGTTCTGAACTGTATTAAGATTTGATTTTGCTTGTCTTTGTATGACTCTTGCAGATGCAGCCAGTCCTCTTCTTAGTGCTTTCCTGGATTCGTCCGTACTTAGATTGAGTTCTTTGAACATTCTGTTTACTCTGGCTACATCAATCTTAACTTCGATGTAATCTTTTTCAATACTACTCATTGATCAGTTCTATTGTTAATGTCATCATGTTATGAGATTGATCAGGGTTGATGGAGTTTATCTGGTAGATTTCGTTGTTGTATCTCACCCTCATTTCACGCTTTATGGCAGACCTGTAGTAGATTGTCACTTTGTTCACCTGATTGTGAGCATACTCCATGTTTGTTTCCTCATATTTACCGGATGCAAACTTTACAGTGGCTCTCACGGTTATGAAATCTTTCCATGAGTATTTTTCTCCGCCATGTGGCTTTTGTGTGATTTCTCTTTTGAGAATTGTGATTCTGTCTCGTAACTGACCTGCCTTCATTGTGATACTGTTATAGTGAATAATCTCTATATAGTTGGATAAGGTGTAAGGCTCCCTGAGCCAGCGTATGAGTCTGTGATACCGTTACCTCCTCTCTATTGTTGTAATACAAACCAATCGTTAGCATAATGGCTTGCTTTATTGGAGGAGGGATGACCTCTCCACCTCTTAAGGTTTTCAGGTCATCCGTACTTTTCAAACATAACTCTGCAGCCACCTTAGCTTCAGCTACTTCAATCAACGATGTAATGTAAGAATCATCTTCCGTGAAGTCTGATTCTACATTGAGATGCTTTTTTGCTTCATCTAAAGTGATATACATCGTTTACCCTCCTTATGCAGCTGAACCGTCTTTAAACAGTGCTTTTGCGATTGAGTTATCACGTCTCAGGCAAGAATCCCAGTAACTGTTTACGATAATGCGTACAAATGCTTTATCGGCTTCTGTGTACGGGTCCACAGTCAAATCCAAAGCTCCCCACTGTCCGATAAGTAAATCGGCCCAGTTACCGAACAAAGCACCCCATTCTGTTCCTGACTTTTTGTAGACTGCATTTGTACGTAATGTATCGTATCCGTTCATCTGTCCGTTTTCTGACATAATGTAGCCGCTTACTCCATCGTTCTTCAAAGTCGTTTTTGCCAGGCCCACCAGTGAAGTATGTACAATGTATTTCGTGTTACCCATCAAAGCATTTGCCAAATCGACTGTCGTTTCAAGGTTTACGACACCTTTCCATGACAAAGCTTCTGATGCTGTTACATATCCGGTAAACAATCCGTCAGGCTTTTCAGCTGATGTTTCTGCACCTCCCAAAATTGTTGCTTCCAGTTTTGATGCAATTGAGTTGATAAGGTCGGCTCTCAGCATAGCCTCAACTCCCAAAGAATCCTGAACCAGCATCTGGCGTGATACCTTCAGGATAGAAGTAAGTCGTTTCGGCTTCATCGTTTTCTTGCTGAAGGTTCCAGCACCATCTGTTGCAGATGAGTTTTCGTTAGCCCAGTTTGAAGTGCTACCTGAGTAAGTTGGAATATCAATGTCTGATACAAGTCCTGTCAGCATGGTTGCTCCAGCCTCAGCCAAAACTAATCGGTCTCTCAACGGTTCCACAATGTTCATGAAATCTGTTTCAATCACGTTGGCACCTGCACTTCCGGCAGTAATTTCAGCCCGTGATTCAACCGGTATAATCAGTGATGTACCACTTTTAGGAAGAATTCCTGACATTCTCAATGATGCTTCACCACGCTCATTCATTTTTCGTATGTTCTCACTGTAATGTCCTCCATCTGCCAGTTCCAGCAAGGCTTTTCTCAGACTGAACTTTTCTCCAGTAGTATGTTCGTCTGCAAACTTCATTGCATCACGCTGTGCCAGTTCCAGATTGATTTCTGTCATACGAAGCTGTATCTCTGTAATCTGGTCCTTTTCTTCTTTAGACAACTCGCGTTTTTCCTGTTTTGCCTTGTTTACCAGGTCAACGCCTTTTTTGTACAACTGGCCTCTTTCTTCTGCCAGTTCAACTCTTGTTTTTTCTTTCGCCATAATTCCTACTAATTAAGACTGTTAATAATATTGTTGTAATATTCTTCACTTATTTCCTTCCGTTCTTCCAGTTCCTTTTCGGCCTGCTCTTTTCCTCTCATGCTGACCGTTGTTTTGCTATATGCCGCATTGTATACAGGGGAAACATCGTATATCCTGGCAAACTGGCTGATAGTACGTTTCCATTTACCGTTTTTCATCCTTTCCCATTTCTCTCCACCGTCTGCTACAGTAAAGGCAAATGAAGATTGATTGATTTCGTTTCTTCTCAGGTTTTCCAGCAGTTCATCTCCCAGCATCGTGCGTGGTGCTTCAAATCTGTATTTCAGCCCTTTTGAATCAACTGTCAATGTCAGTGAGCCTTTCCCGTTGACTGAGCGTGCCAGTATTCCTCTGTCACGGTTGTGGTTGAGTAAGGCAAATACATCACTTTTCTCAATCACTCCATCCAGCGCACCTCGTTCAATCACTTCTTCAAAATCCAGTCCGTCTGATTTTACGCCAAACAGCATGGCATATCCTTCTACTGTCCGCTTTTCATTTTCCTCTGTCACTGATACAGGGAATGTGGTATTCCTCTGTTCCAGCATTTCTTTTTGTTCACTCATAAATCGTTTTATTTCTAACGGAACATTTGTCTGACAAAATCCGATTATTCTTGATTTCCTTCTATCATTTTTTCTTTTACAGCATTTTTCAGCGTCATCACGTTTACCTGTACGAAAGCCTCGTCTCCATTTTCAATCCGGCTCATACCGATTTCTCTCCGGATTTCATTTGGCGTGGCAGCTCCTACATTTGCCATATCTTTCCAGAAAGCCCCCTGGGCTGCTTTATCTGCACGCAAGATGGCTGATGTGTTGAATTCTGCCTTGTACATGCTTCTTTCTGCTCTGCTGAATACTTTCCGGTTTATTTCTTGCTCTATCTTGGTGATGACCGGCAAGGCTGTATCTGTCAGATATTCAAGCTGTGTGGCTTCGATGGTAGAGTAGGAGGATTTGCTCAGGTCAAACGCTTTAACAGGAGATACCGAAAAGAAACGGCATATATCCACTACATTGAATTGACGGCTTTCCAGCAACTGAGAATCTTTTGGCGAAATGGATATGGGCGTGTACTTCATGTTTCCTTCCAGGATTACAATACCACCCGGACGGCCATTATTAGAGTTGGAACGCTCTTCCCATTGCTTATAATTTTGTTCTCTTTGTTCCTTCGACAGTCGTGCGCCTTCTATTGTCAGCACACCACTTACGGCAGCTCCCGACTTGAAGAATCCAGCTGCATGTTCCTCAGAACTTGTAGCGATTCCTAAAGTCTGTCTGGCATGTGTCAACGTAGATACCCCGATAATTCCATCATAACTGAAATTAAGCACATGTATCATGTCGCATGGTTCAACCAGTTGCGAAAATCCGGATACCAGGTATCTTTTCCTCCTTATTCCTTCTTTGTCTACTATCCATTGTATTGATACCTGGTTTGATGGGATGTATACCAGTTGGATAGGAGTGACTCCATCCTCACCACGTTCTATGTATGCATATCCGTTACCGGTCAGCAATACGGATGCCATAAGAGTTTTTATGAAAACGTAGCGCGTCATGTTCTCGTTTGGCTCCAGATCCAGCAGCTCATAAATAGGATGTTTCGTGTCTTTCATCTTGAATCCGGCTTCATCCAGCCTGAACACTTCCAGCGGCAATACAGCCACTGAATCGGATATTAGGTCTACACACCTGTACACCGTACTCAATAACATAGGGTATTCGCGTGATGCCAGCTGAATTAAACCTGTTCCTCCATAAGCTGACACCTGAGATATTTCCTTCTTGGAAATCTTTCTAAACTCGTAGCCAAATAATTTCATTTCGTTTTTATTTGAAACGAAATTTTTGTCAGACAAACTAATAAATCACATTATCGTATCTTGGGCACATCAGATAAACTCCCAGAGCTTCAATCATGGCAATTACCCCGTCAATCTTTTTCTCTTCGTATTGTTTGCTGGGTTTCGTGTTCCCGTTCTTGTCACGTGCCATTACCACGTTACGGAAACAGTGTCTGGTAATGATATTATTGTCAATTACTGCCACTCCAGACAGTAATAACCTTTCCAGTTCTTTTGTCGGCTTGTTGAAGTTTCCGATGCTCTGTGAATACGGTTCCATCGGCAATCCTTTTTCTGTACAGTTAATGACGAACTGAGTAGCATTCCAGCTGTCATATCCTATGATTACAATATTAAGAATCTGACCTATCTCCATAATCTTATTGAGGATAAAATCATAGTCCACCACATTTCCCGGAGTTATACATAAGGCTCCCTGGCGTGCCCATTCTCCATACAGTTCTTTGAATCGCTTTTCTGTTAATGCCGCCTCCGGAAGAAAGTAGAATGTTTTCCAAACCATCTTTTCTGTTGTGGGTATCATAACAGAGAATGAAGTCAAGTCTGATGTAGATGACAGGTCCACTCCGATAAAACAATCCAGCCTATTGTATTCTTCTAAGTTCACATTAGCTGATGCAGAAAGTATGTAATCATCTTTTATCCATGTTTTTTCAGCATCACACCATATATTCAGATTTTTTGTCTTTATACCTACTTCATCGCTTGGTGTATTTATGGCTTTCCTTACCTGTGTTTTGAGATACTTAGTCTGTACGGTTACTCCCAGATTCGGATTGCTTTTCACCCATACAGCCTCATCTTTCCAGTCATCTTCTTTATCCAGGCAGTAAATAGCAATAAACAGCGTATCATCTTCTTTCAGCCCCGACACTACCTCCGTACACATTTCCCTGTACTGGTAACATACTCCCAGTCGGTCAAATCCTGCAGTAGTAATGATTACTGCCATCGGATTCTCTCGCATACCTTGTGAAGATTGCAATACATCTTTCACGCCTGAGTTTTTGGCCGCGTGATATTCGTCAATCAGATACATGGATGCATTCGGACCGTCCAGCTTGCTTGAATCGGCTGCCAGCACTTTCAGGAAACTCAGCGTTCTTTCGTACTTTATGGTGTCTCTGTATGGATCCAAGAATTCTTTTCCGGGGTCCAGCATCTTGCTAAAGTTTGATGCCATGTTGAAAGATACCTTTGCCTGGTCTTTGGAATTGGCCGCCATATAGACCTCCGCGTTCATTTCACCGTCTGCTATCAGATGGTACAAACACAACGCAGACGCAAAAGCAGATTTACCCTGCTTTCGCGCCATTTCAATGTAAGCCGATTGCACCAGTCTTTCATTGGTTCCTCTCAGGTAAAAGCCATACATGGAAGCAACAATCCACTCCTGCCATGCTTCCAGGACAAATGGCTTTCCAGCATGTTTTCCGGTGTAATGGTGGATGATTGATATGAATTCACATACCTGCTCTACCTTGTCTTCTCTGAACTCATACCGTTCATCATACATTAATCTAAAGAAACGCTCAGCAGCCAGTTTTATGTAGTGTCCTGTTACAATCTTTCCGCTTAGTATATCTTCTGCATATTGTATGTATTTCTTTTTTCGTGTCATACCTGGTGTTCACGGAGGTATTCTTTCAAAGGTGACTGGATAGCCTCATCAATATTCTTCATCGTTTTCAGTTTTCGTTTGCTCATTGCAGTCAGCCCGAACTCTTTAGCCAGTTCCAGAAACTGCGACCAGTTTTCTTTCAGAATATTTACCTCCGGCCTTTTTACCATTTCTCCCTTTTTGTTTGTCATCGTCATTCCGTCTGTAGTAATCTTATCCACACAGATAAGATACATTTCATAAGCTGTTGCCATCCGGTGTAATAAGGCCACATCGAACGGAGCCAGCTCACCACGCTCATTCATATCTCTCACAAGGTTGCAAATGAGTTTTTTAGCTTCTTTATGCTTTACGTTTTTGGGCAGCTTAAACTGCACCAGAGTTGTTTCTGCCATAGTTTTCTCTTTTTTTCAAACGTGATTTTTGTCAGACGAAATCATTGTTTTAACACATCGCAACAAAATCCCTATTTTGGCTTTTTTCAAAAATTGCCTCGCGTGTCGAATGGGGTGGGACGAGGTTCAAGTTACTTGACCTTCTAAAATTTCACCCCATACCCCCTTTGATGTCATTCTCATTCGATTTGTTATGTATCATTTGATGATGCATCTTGCAAATGCTCATTAGGTTCTCATAATCATAGGCTAAAGCCATCCTTCTCATCGGATCATCTGTTGACATGAATGATTCGATGTGATGAACATCCTCTGCAATGGTTGTCTTTCCTTCCTTCAGACACATCTCACATAGTGGCTGTTGTGCTATCTTTAATTCTCTCAACTTCCTCCATCTGGTTGATTTGTATATCTTCCTTCTTTCCTCATCATAGAGGTTATTCTCCTTCTTTTTCGCTTTCTTTGGCTTGTAAATTGTCGGCATAAGTTGTGATTTTTAATCGTTTTGAGTTCTTTATTGTCTGGTACTGCACCGTTCTCATTCTGTAGATGAAATACTTTACAAATTCATTCTCATCTGTTATTTCCGCTGCTTTCTCATCTGTACTTACTTTTATAATCGTATCCTGAAATATATCTTCATAGCTTAGACCGGCATAGTATATTTGCCGGTCCTTTGCTGATATGTCTGAGAGTCTTTCATACAGCTTAGCTATCATCAATAACACCTTGCTGTTTGCTTTGCGTTCGTTTCTCATGGAGTATTATGTTTCCATTTGTATCTGTTATGTCACTTATTTGTTTTCTGCAAAACGCCCTGATTACTACAGAGAGATTCGTTTTCATCTTTATTGCCACTTCATTTAGTGCCATGAAGGTTGATTCATCAAATCTCACCATTACTCTTTTATCCTTTCCCATCTTTACATTCAATGATTCTCCATGCTCTGATATTGTTGTATAACTTTCCATTGAACTCTGTGACATGGCAGTTATAATCTACTTCTACTTTCTGGCCAACTGCCAGCCATTGGTTGTTTACATCTTCTCCCATCACATCGAAAGCCAGCGACTGAGCGTATTTCCCTCCGTCTGTTTCTACTACTGCTGTACGCTTTAAGATTATTCTTTTATCCCTTGTAGTGATTGATTCTATATCTTTCACCACGGTTATTTGTCCTTTAATGTTCATTTTAATTTATTTCAGTTTTAATTGTTGGTTAGCTTATCTTTCCGTTATATTGATGTCATGATGCAGCCCTCCTGATTAATCCCATGTTACGGTTTACAAGTTCGATTATACGGTTATGGTATGCGCTTGTTTTATTACAGGCCGCTCGTGATTGAATTACTTTAAATGTCTTTAATGATACCTCAACAGTTTCCATACGTTCCCCATTTACTTTTGCTGATAAGATAAGACTATCCTTTTTCTTGTAGTATTCATTTTCATAGACACAGTGATGCATGCTGTCACCTTCATCTATGAACTCTAACACACTCTGTAAGACTTGGATTGATAGCTCTCCGTCTGTTATTCTTATTCCAAAGAACTTCTCTTTTTCTTTTACGTAAACTTTATTCTCCTTTTCTGCTTGTTTACGCTTCTCTTCTTCTGTTACTTTCTTTTCTATCTTTTTATATGAAGCTAGTGCAATTTCATGCGCTTTGTACAAATCATCTGGGCAAATAAATTTTGGGTTGTGAATGTCTTTCCCGGTCATATTCATGAACGAAAGCATATCAAAGTATATTGATGCATCAGTTATCACATAATGGTTTCTATGACAGATATTCATTTGCGGCATATATTCCAAATCTTGTTTATTACTCCTTACCATCCAAAGGAATACATCGTACTGTCCTTGTTTTACTATTGTCTCTGCATGCCTTGATACCAGCAGCATCTTCATACACTCTACAACTGACACGTATGGCAACTTCTCTATAGCTTTGCACCATCCGTATTTTCGTAGTTTTCTTGTGATGTTATAGTCTGGATAGAAATAATTACCAGTCACATCGAACACGTCTTCAAGTACATAATATCCATTACAGCTTTTATTGTGTTTTCTTATTACATATTCTGTGTCGTAATACCATTTGAAGAAATTTACTCCACGAGTGTACCTCTTTGATACGATTATCTCTTCTCCATCTGGTGATACCCAATTCTGATAAACTTCATTTATGGTATATTTTGTTGGATACCCTTTGTGGTTTATTCGTTGGACATAAAATGTTCTTATTACCTGCCATTTATTGTAAGTATGCACCACAGAGTAATATTTCGATTCTGTCAGATTATCTTTCCGTTGATTTTGTTCTAATATGAGATGATTCAGGCAGCTGCACTGATACCCTAATTCTAAATCCACCTCCAATATACCTGGAATCTGATATTCTATGTTACCACAGCAATGGCACCACACTTCACCGCTTTTCTTGTAGTATCCGGTTGATGGGAATATAGTCTTTGCATATTCTTTTTCTTTTTCGGATATAGGTCTGAGGTGTGTACTCATTTCAAGCACTAAGTTATTCAAGTTTATTCTTTCCATAGTTACATATCAAATAGTGACAGTTGTCTTGAATCAAATATCTTTTGTAGTTCCTGCTTCGTTTTCTTTCTTGCAGATTTTTGTTTCACCGGCTTTTCTTCTTTGACTGGTTCTTGTACTACTGGTTCCTGTACTGTAGCCGGAGCAACTACCTCCACACGTTCTTTCACATCTTTAACCTTGATGTTGTCCTCATCGTAGTAGTGTACGGCCCATCCATATACGGTTGCATCATCCACCCCGACTGCATTTCCTCCCTTTGCCAGCTTCTTGGCTTGTGAGTAAATATACTTGCAGCATTCCTTTATGCTCTTGTTTGCTTTCTTGTAGGTTTCAGCAAAGAGAGAATCAGTCTTTGCACGATTATCCAGATATATTTTGATAGCTTGTTCCATACTTACTGCTTCCATTGCTATTTCCTCCTAATTTCAATCAAACCTTTCTTCACTTCTTCCTGTAAGTTCTTGATGTCATCCTTTGACAGCATACATTCAACTTCTCTATTGATGTTGTATCCTTCAGGTAAGGAATATTCAGCCTGTATTCTTGCTATTTCGTCTTTCCTATTAGTCGCATAACAGATTGTTCGTTTCTCTTTTTCCATATCCTTGTTTTAAGGTTTACCGACCAGCTAATGGCTGTATAGGACAAGTTACCTGAAAAGATAACCGGACACAAAATAACTCCCTAAATGAAACAAACGCTGTTTCAATACGTTTCACGAAAAAGTTATTTCTTTGATTTTCAGTCATATTCCTATATGCCTATAAGGTCATTAATTTTTTGCCTCATTGAAAAGGCTCAGTAACTTGGTTTTATACTCAATCTCATGAGGTGATTGAAGCATCCTGAAATGGCATTTAATCTCATCCCATGAGTTGATGAACTCTCTTATAGTACGATATTGCTTGTCAGTCAAATGTCCTGACTTCCAACGTTCGTATGTACTTCTCAGGTAGTCATCCCTTCCCAGCCTCAACAAAGTCTCAGCCTTATCTATCTGGCTTGATTTGATACCTTTGTCTGCAGTTAGTCTCTGCCTGAATCCTATTGTGGCCCAGTCACGGTAGAAGGTATGTATGATGTTGTATATCGACTTCTCAGAGAAAAAGTCAATCAGGTTGACAGACTGTCTCCTGTATATGGTCTCAATCCTTAGAATATTACCTTCACATAGCCTTCCCTTATCGCGTGCCTCAAAGCCTTTATCGTAAATCTTGAAAACCTTCTTGATGTTCTTTGATTTCTCCGTTGTTTTCTGACGGTTCTTTTCAAAGTTCGCATCATTGAAGAGTTCCCTGTTCCTCATTACACCAATAGATTCGGCCAGAGATATGTACTCAATCGGATCATGGTCAACTGGTATATTCAGACCTACCTCATAATAGGTGATTCTTACCTGTTCCGGATTTATGTCCCATTCGTCCAGCAGCTCTGATATAATCTGTTTGGCATCCGATATGGTGAACATCTGAGAGTTGTCCAGCGTGCCATACCTGTACCTCCAGAATAGCTTATGCAGTGAGCATTTAATCTGAGCCGTTCTTCCTCGTATCTTCCACCATATACCCTCGATGTTGCTTAATGCCGATGACTGATAATAGATTTCGTTTCCCTCCGTACATTGTATCAGATGGTGCTTCCTGGCTATCCTTTCCGCATCACGTACAAAATCAATCTGGGCATTAAAAATCATCTTGTCAAACATGTTGTTTCAGTTATATCTTTCCTTCATTCAGCAGCGTCTGAATCTCATCTTTATTGGCTACCATTTTACCTCCTATAAGGCATGTCCTTATCTTTCCTTCACTTCTTAGCCTCCATAGTGTAGTACGTGATATTTGTAACCACTCACACAACTCCGACATGGAAACGTAGTCGGTTTCACGGTTATACAGCGTTTCAACCTTCTTCTGTATATCGCTTAACCTTTTCTTCATATCATTCCATTCACTCAGAGGTACTGTTATCATTTCTTGTTCCATATCAGTCAAATAATTTCGGTGATTGTGTTTTTACCTCTGCATTCTTACAGTTCTTTACAGCCTCAACAAAGTAGCTTTCTTTTAATTCAAACCCGATACCATACCTTCCCATCTTAATTGACTGATATACTTCTGAACCTATTCCCAAAAATGGAGTAAGAATCTTATCTCCTTTGTTGCTCCATAATGTAATTGCACGCTCTATTGTCTGTAATTGAAGTGGACAAATATGCTTTTCATCTTCCTTGTCTCTTCCTTTTACTCCATTCAATGTATCTGAATAGTCAATGTCCATCCATACTGGAGATGCATATTTCTGCCATGTATCTACAGATATATCACAATGTACCGGATGATCGTGGTTCCCTGGCTTTCTGAAAATCATCAGGTAATCTGGTATACCTACACGACTCATTGCCGCATCCTTTTTCACTTGTTTATGCAGTAAACCAAGTGCTTTTGTACGTTGCATTTCTGTTACCGGGTTTTTCCAGATAGTTACCCGTGAATGATAGATAAAGCCTGATTCTTCAAATGCTTTTAATATCATGCCCGAAAAATCACGCAATCCAATGTATCCCTCTTTCCCTTTTTGTATAGGCAAATCCATACAGTGTACTGCTACATTACGACCTGACCACATTACACGGTATAATTCTTTTACAAGAAAATTGAATGCCACGAAGAACTCTTTATAATCCTTGGAGTTACCCATGTCCTCCAGCTTGTCTGAATAGGTATATAGTTCTGCAAATGGGGGAGAAAATATTGAAAAACCAATGCTTTCATCTGGTATAGACTCTATCAATTGCACGCAATCTCCATTCATAATGTGACAAAAATCTGACTGGTATTCTTTCTGACTGACCGTTTTCATAAGCTTCAATTCATTCTTAATGTTTCTGTTCATCGCATGAGTCATTGCTCTTTGCATTTCATAAAATGCTGATTGCTTATCCTCAAATGACTTTCTCACGTTTTGCATCGTATCTGTTACTATCATATGTATGTTTACATCATACTCTTGGCCAAATCTGTATGACCTTCTGATACCTTGATAAGTTGATTCAAAACTAAAATCCAATGATGCAAATATCTGATTGTGACAGTTCTGATAGTTCAACCCGAATTGAGCTATTTTTAGCTTAGTAATTAATACTCTAAATTCACCTTTTCCGAATCCTAACAGGTTGTCTTTTTTCTTCTGCTTGTTATCGCTGCCTTTTACTTCTACAGCCCCAGGTATCATCTTCCGTAATAAATCTCCCTCTTCATCATGCCCTATCCATACAATCCAGCTATCAGATGATGAGTTTACAATCTCACTCACTCTTTTCATCCTTTCGTTTATTGTCTCTCTCAACTCATTATGATAACCTGTAGCAGATACCGCCACATCATTGAACAACATCCCGTTGTTTCGTTTAGGTGTCTCGATGTAGTCTTCTATTACTTTTAATTCTGGAAGTTCATATCCTTCATTGCTGAATCCTATATCTCCAGGCTTACTCAGCATCACGGCCCATGTAGATACAAAATCCCAAAAAGCCTGCTTTGCATGCCCTTTTAATCTCCAGTCTGATGTACTCCCTCCATCATGTACAAAATACATAGCCAGCATCTCATTTCTTGACATCACATTCAGGAACTCCGCATGATTGCATAATTCTGTAGTGTCATTAGGTGATGGAGTAGCTGTACAACACAACTTATACTTTGTTTCCTTAAATGACGCAATCAGCTCATTTCTTATTTTCCCATTGAAGTTTTTAAGAATAGAACTTTCGTCCAACACTACTCCTCCAAACAGATATGAATCAATATTATCCATATTGTCATAGTTTGTGATATATATACCAGCCTTCAAATCCTGGTCAAATACTGTCAGTCCTATTTCTTTTACTTCATATCCAAACTTTACGCCTTCTTGTATTGTCTGACCAATCACTCCCAAAGGAGCCAGAATTAATACTGGCTGATTGATATGTTTCTGTACCTGGTAGGCCCATTCAAGCTGCTGTAATGTCTTTCCCAATCCGCAATCCTCAAACATGGCGAATCTTCCTGCTTTCACAGCACGCTTCACACAGTATTTCTGAAACGGAAATAGCTTTTCATTCATTTCTGAATCCATCAAATCAAAACCGCTACTCTCAATTGATGTCTGCTTTTTTTGTAAAAATTCTATATATTCTTTCTTCATTTTCTCTTTTCCTCCTCCAGCTTTTTAACCTCAGCTTTGTAATGGCTTATCAGAGCTTTCAGCTCAAAATCACTCAGCTTGCAGGTCTGGTTCTTCTTTGCTTCAAGTAGGAGCACCCGGCTCAGACCGATTTTATTTATCAGCCGTTCCCGGTAGTTGTAGATGTTTCCTTCATCAAACCGATTGCAGAACTTACATTGTGCATGGCAGTTGTCTTCATCAAATCTGGTTGACATGTGACCTCTGTTGATGTAGTGGCCACAATCAGCCTCATCGTATGACTTAATTTTTCCACAGCTGATACAGCGGAAAAACAGTTCTCCATTGCTTACAAATGAATCCCTCAGCCGAATGTACTTTGAAAACCATCTGTCCAGCGTTGCTACCAGCTTCTGATGCTCCGTTTTTCCTGATGTCTTGCTTTTTCGTTTATTGTTCCACATAGTATCTATAAAAAATCACCGGCTCCCAATCTCATTACCTTTACCTGTTCTAACCTTAAACACTATGCCATGAGATTATGTGTTATCCTGATGGAGCCGGTGATTTCTGTTTTTTAATTATTCAATAAATGCCGTGGCCGGATCTTTTAATTCAACCTGGTACAGACCTACAGCCATTTTCCTCACACTCTTTACTTTTGTAATGACGGAACTAACCTCATCATCATCCATCACTTCCACAATTTCACCCACATCAACCTCATATCTGGTCGTGATAGGAGAGAGGTTGCCCGATTTTATTCTTTTCATTACTGACGGATGTACATAGATTGTGGTCATATTCCTATCTTGTTTCTTCTGTTTCAGACTCTGTTTCGTATGTGTACACATCCATGAGGGCCGTTTCAGATACGGACTCTACAATGTAGTCCGACAGTGTTCCCTTCATCCGTTCATGGAAATACTTCTCCGCATTGACTGTACTGTCTGACTTTACCAGTGCATACCAGCTTGACCGCTTTTCTTTACCAGACTTCTCGTCCACCGTGATAAAGTTGGCTTTTACCTTATACCACTTATCTGCATATTCATTGTCATTGTTGAAATACTCTCTGTAGTTGGCCAGCTTGATTGCTGTCACCTTAAACTCATCTGTGATGAATGGCCGCATTTCTTCGATGATACGCGATTCAGCTTCTGTAAAGCTCATTGCGTCTACCAGATACAATTCATTCACCTTCTTCTTCATTCCGTTTTCCATTGTCTTTTCGTAACGGATTTTGCACTCAAACCATGTTCCCATTTCTATTACATTTTTAGGTTATTACTATAATACCGTTGATTTAGCGTCCAACTTATATCCATCCCAAATCTCTGGCCGTGTGGTCATCACATACCCGTTTGGAATGTGTATTTTGCGGACTGGCTTAATTGAACTTATTCTGCTTACCTGTTCTTTCGCATGTGCCAGATGCTCGTCCATCTCCACATGTGACGGAGGATCTGCATTGGTAAGAGGTAACAATACAATCATGTCATCCTCTTTAGACTTCTTGTTCGTTGTTTCCATTATCTTATGTTTTTATGATGTTGCTTTAGAATGTCCCGGCCCACAACTGGACCGGGACGAAATGAGTTAAAGTATGATGTATAGCGCATCACTGCGGTAGTTTCTTCTCCATTGCCTGCACGTATCGCATCACATCGTATGCACTCTCTGTAGTGTCTGCAGGTTCAATATCCTGTTCTTCCTCTGTACGTTGGAAGTGTGTGGCATCCTGGTAGTCGCATGTTCCGGCTATCGCCATAATTACCAGCATTCCGAGGCATAAAAGTGCCCCCTTAGTCATATCATTCAGTTTCATAGATTCAGATAATATTCGGTTAATTCTCTTTTACTGTAGTACA